TACGAAGTTTATCTGCATATCCTATTAGATTATCCTGCTCTTTAATATATTCCCTAAGAGGTTCCTCTAGACAAGTATTTTCGTTTAAATGATGTTCGATTTCTTTATCCAAATCGGAAATTTTACGATTATTATTATCAATATCTTTCTTCCCCCTATTTTCAAGTTCCTCAATAAAACTCTGCTGCATCTTAACTTTATCAAGAAGGGATTCTTTCTTTAGGTCAAGAACTTTAATTTCTTCTTTTGACTGACGAATCTTCTCCTTGATTACCATATTCATCGAAGAAAAAATTTTAATATCAAGCAAATCTTCAATCACTTCTCTACGATGAGTAGTAGAAAGTTGCATAAAAGGAACAAAAGTACTTGAACCTAAAATTACGATTTGAGTAAAACTTTTATAATTCATTTTAATCACATTCTGCTCTATCCATTTTTGCTGATCCAATGCAGCAGCAGATTGATCTAGTACAGAACCATTTCTATAAACTTCAAATATAGACGGTTTAATTCCTCTTGCAATTTTCCATTCAATATTTCCAATAGAAAATTCAACCTCAACCCTACAATCCTTCTCATTTACCGAATTGATAAGTTGTGGTTTATTAATCTTCCTAAACCCACGTCCATACAAAGAAAAGCATAAAGCATCTAAAAGAGTGCTTTTCCCAGCGCCGTTATTGCCAACAATCAAATTGGTACTACTTTTAGTAAAATCAATTTCTGTATATTGATTTCCAGTAGAAAGAAAGTTTTTAAATCTTATTTTTTTAAATAAAATCATAATCAGTATCTGGTGGAATTACAATATCATCAGGTGTAATAATTGTATATTGATAACCATGCAAGTCGCAGGTTTTTATCATTACTTTATCTTCAATTTCAATTACATGCATTTCTGGATATCCATCTTCTTCTAACATCATAGCATATCGAGTCGCATCATCTTCTTCTTGAAAGAGATATAGAATATGTTCGCCTTCATCATCAACTACAGAATAAGCACCTTCAGTTTCTCTACCATTGATTGTTAGAATAAACATTTAAACTAATTCACATGCTTCTTGATATATTTCTTGCATCATCTTTTGGATGATTGATTTATCAAGACTAATCTCTGCCTCCTCAATATATCTATTCAAGATAGAAATAGTATCCTCACTTTCAAATGCTTCAAAGTTTTGAGGTTCCTGAATATCAAAGTTTTCAATAATCTTAAGTTCTGCAATATTAGAAGCATAAAGTTTATCAATAAACTTTTCAAACTTTTTGGTATCGGTTTTCTTTCGAACAACAATTTTCACAATTTTATTCTCATACTCGCGAGCATCAAAAGTTTGATGATTGGTATCTTCATAGTAAATATTATAGAACATTTTGTAAGGGTTATTTACATACTCATGAGTTATTGTTTCAGTGTCAAAAATCGAGAAACCACGAGTATCACCTACATCAGTCCAATAAATCTCATATGGATTTCCTAGATAGAAAACTGTTCCATCATTCGATCTAGTGTGATAGTGTCCCGAGTAGACCCTGGTGAACTTACCAAATAGTTTGCCCTCCAAACCATGCTCCATGACGATTTGTTTATTAACTCTAAATCCTTGGAGTTCAAAATGCCCCAGCGTACACTTGCAAGACGTATTTTCAATAAGTTTGAGAGTTTCTTTTTCATTTTCTTGATTAATCCAAGGACATAACAAAACATTTAACCCTGCTATTGTAGTTTCTGTTGGTTTTGAATAAACTTTTATATTTTCATATTCATTCAGAAGCAAATCTGATGCATTAACTTGGTTAGTATTTTTATAATAACAATCATGATTGCCCGCAATTAAATGAACTTCAATGTTTCTTTTCAAAAGTTCATTAAAAAATACTCGTTTGGACCAAGATAGAGCAGCAAAATCAATTCCCTTTCTACTATCAAAACAATCTCCCATGTGTATTACATGTTTGATTTTTCTCTTATCTAAAGTAGGAAAGAATACTTCTTTATAAAATCTCTCAAAGTAATCATGAAAGAGTTTAGAGTTTTTACGACATCCGAAATGAGTGTCGGTGATTATTGCTATTTCCATTTTTTTCGATTTTCCTGCCAAGGAAGCATTTGAAGATTTTCTATTCTACTACAATATTCTGCAGATATTCCTTTATCAAAACATTCCTTTACGGATTGAATATGATCTATTTGATATCCACCATTTACTCCTGCTACAGATCTTGGTAGATCATCTGGATTTATAATATCTTTATTTTCATTATATATTTGTTCTGTAAGATAATTAACTTTTCCTCTAAACTTTCTGAACTCGGATATATCATACCCTCTTTTTTCTTTACATGTTTGAGACATTTTTATTTTTGTCTCTTCACTTCTTGGTCCAATTTTCTTTCCCTTATTCCAAGGTTCTACACCAAACATTGGATTATTCTTTCCAATATTGTTTTCGCTCATTTTCTCTCTTGTTTCTTGAGAGTGTTTCTGTAAACCTTTTTTACCTTTATTCCAAGGTATTGTTTCTTTCTTACCAGACACTAATACCTCAACTTACTATGAACTCCGTCCTTAATAGAATTATAATCGGAATAATTGCCACCGTCAACTGAATTATCATCTGCAAACACTTCAGAGTACCCAGAACGCTCAAGGATTTTGTTTTTGATTTCCAATTGACGCTTCTCTCTTTGGATTCTGCGGAGGAAAGCGTAATGAATGATTTGAGTGAAGTATGCAAAAGGGTTTTGTGACTTCTCAGGATTGAAGTTATGAATATACTGAACACAGTTTTCAATACCATCAGAAATCATATCTTCCTTAAACATGTAGTTTACGAAGTTTGGTTTAAACGATAAGTGATTAGCAATCTTCAGAAAACACTCTCCAATATAGCGTGGGATGGGAGGTTTTGGTTTGTTCTGCAATATCGCAATCTCTTTATCTTCACGATATTTAATCAGTGCAGCAAGGAACTCTTTATTATTGACGTAATGCTCTGACCTTTTTCTCTTGGTCATAACTGCTGTGGTTATCATTAAGTTAACTCATAATATGTATGAATTATAGCACTTATACAAATACTTGACAAGGTATCTAAACTTCGATAGAATACCTTTGTTGGGTTTGAAGGTCAAGGCTTAGCTACTCTTAAAGATCTTCTCTAAGATCTCTTTGGCATCATTGACATTAGCAATATATCCCATTCTACGATTAATCTTTGATTGATTTGTTCCATCTTTCGTAGATTGACGTATATAAGTCTGATACATCATAATCATCTCAATATCCGAAGACTCAGATAGGGTAAGAACGTCTTCTAAGTTTATAATAAACATGTCCTCTGTGGTTGTTTTTAGCCAAGGTTCTATTTTATAACCAACTACACCAGTTCTACCTTTTATCTCATTTACGATAATTGGATTCGATACTATTAATATCGTCCTGTCTTCCTCTTCAGATGCAGCTACCTTAGCAAAGACTTCTTCGCCTGTTTTTAATTTGAGAGTGCAGTAAAAATCTTCCTCAATCATTTTTTTAGTTGTACCGTGATTATTTCATAGTTAAAATTTTCTTCATTATAGATCTTGATTCTTTCTATTAAATGGTTTAAAGTATAATTTTTTCTTGAGTTGTGAGTACAATCATCAGAAATATCGTAAAGCACTGCTTTTACTTTATTTTTTCCCTTTCTAAGGACTCGTCCAATTGATTGTAGATTTCTAATACGTGATTTGCTGGGTGATGCAAAGATAACGTTATGAAGATTTTTAATATTGATACCAGTAGAAAAAGTTCCATAGGAAGCAACAATAATTGCGTTGTTTTCCCTTTCCGTAATTTCTCTAACCAATTCTCTTTCTTCAGTATCAACTCCACCATGAATAAAAAATACTTTACGATCACCTCGCTTGATATTATTTATCTTTTCATATAAGATTGCTCCGTGTGCTTCTACGCGAGAAAACAAAACAAGAGTATTTCCTTTTAAATCCAAAGAAAGATTAGTTATAAATTTATTTCTTTGATCGTGTGAAATTAGATATTGAATTTCATCCTCATATGTTTCAAACTTTTGTGGCGAGTGTTTGAGAACAAGACAACGAATATCTAATTGGGAAATGTGACCTTGTTGCATCAACTCATAAGTTCTTGTTACCTTATATGATGGTCCAAAGAGTCCTTCAAGAACCCATTTGTGAGTTTGAGTTCCATCAAGAGTACCTGTGAATCCAAAACGATATTTTGCATGATGAAGTTTTGACATAATCTCAATAAGAGATTTGCTTTTAAAAAGATGAGCCTCATCTCCTATAACTACTCTATAGTCTTCAAAGAACGAACGTTCAAGTTTATAGATAGATTGCCAGGTAGTAATAGTTACAGAATGTTCGTTTGTTTTTTCCCTACCCGAATAAATCTTGTGACAATATGACTCAGCATCCCAACCATAATCTTCAAAATCCTTGTACATCTGCTCTACAAGAGATGTCGTTGGAACAACTAAAAGAATTTTTTGTCCTTTATCTACGTAATACCTTACAAGGGAGTAAATCATTAAGGATTTACCTGAGGCTGTGGGTGATAT